GGACAGCAATCACCAGGGGTGATTGCGTATCTCTTACTGGTTTGGGTGTTCCGCTCTTGGGTCGCTCACGGTGTTCCGCTCCCCCCTGGTACTGTTACATTGGTTCGTTACCTAGCAGAGAGTGGTTGCACAACCACGGAGAGTGGTGTAACAAATAAGTCTTTATGTGATGAAACAAAACGAAGAGATGACCTTAACTGCTCCACAAGAGAAGTATCTGGATTGGCTGTGCACCGCTCCTGCGGAGCGTGTGCCAGCGTCTAAGAACAAGTACTCGATGGAGAACGCAGTGGACATCTCTACGATGCGTAGGTGGGAAAAGAAAGACATCTTCCGTAGCCGCTGGAAGACACAGGTGGACGACATTCAGGGTTCGCCAGAGCGAACCCAGAAGCTTCTAGACAACCTATACAACAAGGCCCTGGAGGGTGATACCAAATCCGCTGAACTGTATTTGAAAGCGACTAATCGGATGGCTCCGCCATCAGTAACGATTAGCTCTAATAAGAAGACAGTGGATTTGACGGATGCTGAGTTGGATTCGTTGATTGCCACTATCGCAGAACGTGAGAAGGCTAATCGGAACCATTTGAAGGCTGTAGTTTGATACTCGAAACATGTCCTACCTGTGCTGAGGTTTATCCTCCTTTGCTTACTTCATGGCTTTGCCCTACTTGTGGGGTTGATGACTATGAGAAGAAGATGGCAATATTTGATTTGAAAGATGATAGGGAATAATGGCTGTACCTAGCAAACAGAACTTGACGATGACTCGTGGCGACACGGAAAGTCTTGTTGTTACTATGACTTCTGATGGCACAACGCCAGTTGACATTTCCGGACGCACTTATCGTGCGCAGATAAGAACCACAAAAGATGCTGCTACGATTGATGCATCTTTTACTTGCACTGTTACCAGTGCCTTGATTGGGGAAGTTACTTGTTCCATGACTGCTGGAGATACTGCTACTTTGGCTGTTGGCACACATTATTGGGATTTTGAAGAAAACAAAAGTGGCGTAATCTCGACTATTCTTGCTGGAACTGTGAATGTTTTGGCTGACGTAACTAGGTAGTCATGGCTATTACTGGTGTAACGGTTACTCGTGCCGATGAAACTAATGGTGTTGTTCGTACTGCAGTTGTAAGTCTTGTTGGTACTGCTGCCCTTGGTCCGGTTGGTCCCGAAGGTGCAGTCGGACCTACTGGTGCCACGGGTGACACGGGTCCTGCCGGTCCAATAGGTGATTCAGCAACTATTACCGTTGGGACTGTTTCTGTTGGTCCTGCTGCTGTTGTCAACTCTGGAACTAGTGGCGAAGCAATATTGGATTTCACTTTGGAAACGGGTGCCACTGGTCCAACCGGACCTGTTGGACCCGCTAGTTTATCATTAGATGATGTTGGTGATGTTACAATCACTTCTGCTACGGCAAACGATATTCTCAAATGGAATGGTTCTGCTTGGGTAAATGATACATCGTTGTTGGCTCTAAAAGCCCCTATTGCTTCTCCAACATTTACTGGCACGGTAACACTTGCTGCAGACCCAGCATCAGCACTACAAGCAGCAACAAAACAGTATGTTGATAATGTCTCTGCTGGAATTGTGGCGAAACCTTCTGTTCTTGGAGCAACAGTTTCCAATGTAACTGGAACCTATTACAACGGACCAAGTGACGATGGCGTAGGGGCTACTCTTACACACGATTCAAATGGTGTATTTCCAAGCGGTGCAGGTGGTGCTTCTGGTTGGGGCGTTGGAAAAGGGATTCTCCTAAAGAATCAAACCAACAAAGAAGAAAACGGTAGATACTTTGTATCAAACATGGGTTCGGTGTCAACCCCTTATGTCTTAACACGGTGTGGTTACTGCGATGAAGCAAGTGAAATACCAGGCGCTTACATTTTTGTTCAAGACGGAACATATGCTGGAACTGGGTGGATTCAGATTGTTGCAGACCCAGCAACATTTGTTGTAGGAACAGATGACATTGATGTTTTCCAATTTTCTGGTGCTGGCACATATATTGCTGGTGCAGGAATCGTCCTCACTGATAATTCTTTTTCAGTAGATACCACAACAATTCAAGCACGAGTAACAGATGTTTCCGATACGGAAATTGGTTACCTAAATGGCGTGACATCTGCAATTCAAACACAGTTGGATGCAAAAGTGGCAAAAGCTACTTTGACTACAACTGGAGATACCTTTTATGCTAGTGCAGCCAATACGCCAGCGAGACTGGCTATTGGCGCTCCGGCAACCGTTTTAACCGTAACTGGTGGTCTTCCTGTTTGGGCTGCTCCTGCAGCAGCTACATGGGGATGATGTAACAGAAAGAACATGATTATATGGCGTTAACTATTCCAAACACTTTTGTCACTGGCACGACCGCACTGGCTTCTGAGGTCAATGGCAACTTTACGGCCGTTAAAACTGAAGTAGATTTGAAATCACCGCTTGCTTCACCAACATTCACGGGTACTGTCACTATGACGAAACCCGTAATTAACGGCACAAACCCAACAGGTGCGACATATACTCCGTCTTCTGGCTCACAAACTGTTGCATTGGATTGTGCATCAAACAACATGCACATTGTTTCTGGCAACGTTTCTGGAACGGCAATAACCTTTACGGTCGCTAACGCAACAAACAATCAGCCGTTTATTGTCTCGGTTTTGCAAGGTGGCACAACTGTTTCTACCATTGTTTCCTGGTTCGCTACGGTTCGTTGGGCTGGTGGCTCAGTTCCAGTTTTGACAGCAACATTGAATAAGCGTGACACTTTTGGGTTTATAAGAACTGGTGCGAATACTTATGATGGTTTTATTATTGGGCAGAACTGCTAGTAGGGTTTTAGCATGGCAATTATAACTGCTGCTGCTGGTGGCGGTAACTGGACAACTGGGGCTACTTGGACTGGTGGCGTTGCACCAACTGCAGCGGATGACGCTGTACTTACCGCTACTTCAGGAAACGTAACAATCAACTCTGGTGCCGTGTGTCGTTCACTGGATTGCACGGGTTATACGGGCACCCTAACTCATACTGCTGCAATAACGTTAAACATTGGTGACGCTACATCCGGGACTGGCAACGTTGCTCTTCGATTTGTGTCTGGAATGACTTATACAAAGGGTAGTACTACAACTTCGGCTATCAACTTGAAGTCTACCTCTGCAACGCAACAAACTATTACTACTGGCACAAAAGTGCTTGGTAATTTGACCGTAAATGGTGTTGGTAGTTCATATCTTCTTTCTGATACTTTAACCGCTACTGCTGGTACGGTAACTTTGACATCGGGAACTTTGAACACTAATGGTTTTGCTGTTACTTGTTCTACATTTTGGTTGTCTGGTACAACCGTTAGAACATGCACTTTGGGGGCAAGTACTATAACCTGTTCTTCAAATTGGTTTGCTGCTACTGCAACGAATTTAACTTTTAATGCGAACACATCAACAATTATCCATCAAGGTAATCAATTTGAAGGTGGAGGTAAAACATACAATATAGTGAATCTAACCAGCTCTACTAGTGTTTCTGGTGTAAATACTTTTGCAAATTTGACATTTACTGGAACTGCAAGTAAAACTAATGAATTGCAATTTCAGGACAACACAACGGTTACTGGTACTTTAACAATTAACGGTAACTCTACACTGAATAGAGTATTGGTTAGTTCTGGTACTTTAGGAACTTCTCGAACTATTACGGCAGCAACATGGTCTGTATCGAATACCGACTTTCAAGATATTACTGGTGCTGGTGCTGGTTCACGTGATTTATCTGCTATTACGGGTCTTTCTGGTGATTGTGGTGGCAACAGTGGTTTTACATTTACTACTGCAGCAACACAAACTGCCAACGGTACAACATCTTTTAACTGGTCTACTGCTGCACGTTGGACTAGTCGTGTTCCTTTGCCACAAGATGATGTAGTCATCAATAACGCTTTTGGAACATCCCAAACAGTCACTTCCGATATGCCACGTTTGGGTAAAAGTATAGATTTTACTGGTGCAACATGGACAACTGCGTTAACTTTTGCTCTCCAGGTGTCTGGCACTCTTTATGGTTCGTTTACCATGGTTGCCGGCATGACAACCAGCGGCGCTTCAACAACATTGTCCTTTCAGGGCAGGGGTGCATCTACGTTTAACAGTGCATCGAATACACTTACTTTTGGTTTTAAGGTGGATGCTGTTTCTGGTTCTGTAACTTTGGCTAGTAATGTGACTACAAATATTCGTACAATAACTGTTGGTAGTGGTACTTTTTCAGCGGTTAATGGAGTAGACAACTATGTAATTACTACGGGATTCTTTAACATGATTGGTGGAACCGTAACCCTTGGTTCTGCAACACATATTTTTAATGCTGCGAGTAGCAATCCGTGGCAAAAAAGTGGTGGAACATTAACCGCATACACTGGTATCATTAAATTTACGGATACTGGTGCAACTGGTGTGAACTTTGTTGGTGGTGGAGCAACCTATGCAAATGTTTGGTTTGCTCGTGGAGCATCTACGGCAAGCATTACAATTACTGGGTCTAACACTTTTGGTGATTTGAGGGACAGTGGTACAGCGGCTCATTCTTTGCGATTTGCGGCTGGTACAACACAGACTGTTACGACATTTACTGTTTCTGGTAGTTCTGGTAATTTGATTACGTTGGACTCTGCTACTACTGCTAGTTTCGCTCTTGTTAAATCGGGTGGTGGACAAGTTTCATCTGATTATTTGAACATTCAACATTCTGTTGCCACGCCATCATCAACTTGGTTTGCTGGTGTAAACTCTGTAGATAATCAGGCAGTTGTTACGGCTGGGTCGGGTTGGATATTTACTGCTCCAACTACTTCTACACCTAGTTCGTCATTCTTATTTTTAACTATGTAACTACTGTGTTACCGAACTAGGTAACAGGTTGTCCTATTGGTATGGGAAAAATTAAAGCATTTGCGTACAATAATCCTGTTCGTGTAGCCGCATGGGTTACGTCGACGGTTGCACTTGTTTTGTCGGTAATATCTAGCGATATTCCGACAGAATCGGTAACTATGTTTATTTTGTCTACTCTTGGTTTGGGTGAATTTGCTCAACGGGCAGAAAACAAGAAAACAGATGAAGCACTGTTTACGGAGATTCCTGAGTAAACATGGAACTCACAGACCTTCTCAATGAGAAGGAATGGCGCAAGTGTAAAGGTCCAGACAGTGCAACTACCGAGGAATTGGTGGTTGCATTCTCACACTTTTGTGCAAACTACTGGCACATTAGACATCCTGAGCGTGGTCGTATTAAGTTTGATATGCGTGAAGCCCAGCTTGAGACTGTGCGATGCTGGATTGAAGACCGATACACGATTGTGCTAAAGGCACGTCAGATTGGTTTTTCTACTCTGGCAGCGACATTTACTTTCTGGGAAACATTTTTTTGGCCCGACCGATTTACCGTAATGCTTTCACGCACAGAGCGTGAAGCTGCCAAGTTGCTTCAGAAAACTAAGTATGGTTATAAGATGATGCCTAGTTGGGTTCGCCAGCGTGGACCTGACCTGTTGTCTGATAACCAATTGAAGATGGTGTTTGCCAATGACTCTGCTATTGAGTCATTACCTTCTGGTAATGACCCTGCTCGTGGAGAATCTGTGTATCGAGTGTTTATTGACGAGATGGCGTTTATCCCTAACGCTGCTGAAGCTTGGGCATCTATTGAGCCTATTGCGGACGTTGGTGGACGTGTGAACTGTCTTAGCACAGCTAATGGTGAAGGTAATATATTCCATGAATTGTGGGTTGGTTCTCAAACGGGCACTAATCGTTTTACTGGAATCTTTTTTCCTTGGTCTGCTGGAGACCGTGACCAAGCATGGTATGACGCCAAGAAGGCAGACTTGCCTGATTGGCAGATGGCACAGGAATACCCTGATGACCCTGATGAAGCCTTTATTCGTTCTGGACGTCCAGTGTTTGACCTTGAGGCAATACGATTAATTGAACCGATTGAACCCGACCGTGGATACTTGAAATCTTCTCCTGGTAGGAATAGTTACGATTTTATTGAAGATGGTGGTGCTTTTGCTATTTGGGATTATCCGGCACGAGGTGAGACTTACGTTATTGGGGCCGACGTTGCAGAAGGTCTGGGGCATGGGGACTTCAGTTCTGCACACATCATCTCTGCCGATACCGGTATGGTTGTGGCGCATTGGCACGGGCACGTGGACCCTGACATTTTTGGTGAAGAGGTCTTGAAGGAGATTGGGTATTACTACAATCGAGCCTTGGTTGGTGTTGAATCAAACAACCATGGTTTGACTACTTTGAAGGGTCTGCAAAGGTCTGGTTATAGGAATATTTTTCGTCAGCGAAAGATGAACCATCGTAATCCACAGATTAGTGAAACAATGGGTTGGAGAACGACTGCTGTGTCAAAGCCTTTGGCTATTGACGAACTGAACGCTGCTATTCGTGATGAGAGTCTTTCCCTGTATGACGGTAAGACTATGGCTGAATTACGTACATTTGTGCGTGAAGCCAATGGCAAGATGCATGGCTCTCCGCATGATGACCGTGTTATGTCTTTGGCGATTACCAACCAGATGTTGAAGTATGTTTGGTTGCCTGAGTACCGTTCTGAGGATGCTCCAATGAAGAACACTATGGGTTGGTGGGAGAAGTACATAATTCGAGACATTCAGCCACAGAATGCACGAATTGGTTCTTACAACACTTCTTCCAGTACTTAGTAACGAATTGTCTTAATAGTTATGGAAGAATTTCGTTGTTTGGATTGTCTATCGACTTTTATGGAGGCGGAACTCCCCAGAAGGGGTTCCATTTGTTTTAAGTGCCACATCAAAGGTATTAAATGGGGATTCACTTACGGCAAAGAGGATTTTCATGGACCTACAGTTGTTGAGCGTCAGCGAGAGCAGATGCGACAGGCTGAGTCTGCCGGCATAAAGGCTGAACCAGTCGGGCAACGGTGGGTGTGACATGGAATCAGTCTGGGTTCCCATTGTCGTCGCAATCATCATGGGACCAATTGTCGTCATATTACAACTACTCAGAAGAGAGAATACCGACCAGCATGCAGAGGGACGCACATTATTACGGCTCATTGGGGATAAAGTCGATGAAGTTGGCAGCAAGATTGATGCTCATATTGGTTGGCATGAAGGTATTGAAGACAGCGTTGAGAAAGAGGACTAATGGCTAGGACATCTAATCAGGAACTTATTACTCGTTATCGCAAGAAGATTAACCAGTCTCGTCGTTGGCGGGAAGAAGAGAAATACGACGACCTTTGGCGTCGTATGATTGATATGTATCGTGGAAAGCATTATGTAAAGTCCTCAGAGGCTGACCAGTTGTTGGTTAACATTGCTTTTGCAACTATCAACGTTATTGCTCCGGGCGTCAGTGTTAACTACCCAAAGATTACTGTTAATGCTCGTAAGTCTGAACAGGCTCCTAATGCTGTTGTGACTGAAGCGATTGTCAACTATTGGTGGAGACACTATGAGTGTCAAAAAGAATTTCGTCGTGCCGTTAAAGACACTTTGATTTGTGGTCATGGTTGGGTTAAGACTGGTTATCGTTTTGTTGAGAAGGATGTGGAACATGAGGTTTCTGATGAACTTGCTGATGCAAGTCCCCAGTCGATAACTGAGTCTGCTCAGGTTATTACAGAAGACCGTCCCTTCGTTGAGCGTATTTCCCCTTTTGATGTTTTTGTTGATTCTGATTGCACATCAATGTCTGACATGCGTTGGATTGCTCAACGTATTCGTCGACCTTTGTCCGATGTCAAAAAGGACAAGCGATACAATTCTGTTGCCCGCAATGATGCACAGCCTAGCCACTACTCTCGTTATGGACTAGAGGGTGTTAGTGGTCGTGATAGACCACGACCATCATCTGAGCCTGAAGATACTTATGTTGAGATTTGGGAGTATTACGATATTGATGCAGGCAAGATGTCTGTGTTTTGTGATGGTGGTGACAAGTTCCTTGTGAACCCAACTGACATTCCATTCTCTTTTGGTCATCCATTCGTGATGATTCCGAACTATGAAGTACCTGATTATTTTTATCCAATGGGTGAACTTGAGGCTATTGAGCCTTTGCAGATGGAACTCAATCAAACTCGTACTCAGATGATGAATCATCGTAAACGTTTTTCTCGTAAGTGGTTGTACAAGGAGTCAGCATTTGATGCTGACGGTAGGTCAGCACTCGAATCGGATGAAGACAATGTCATGGTTCCTGTTATTTCCGAAGAGAGCATCAATAGTGTTGTTGGTCCAATGCCGGCTATTATTAGTCCTCCAGAGTTTTATAATCAGTCTGAATTGATTTCTAGCGATATTGACCGTGTTTCTGGTGTATCGGAATATCAGCGTGGTTCGCTACCCGAGATTCGTCGTACGGCGACAGAAGCCGGCATTATTCAAGATGCCGCTAATGCTCGTTCGTCAGACAAGCTTGCTTTGATTGAGCGTTCTATTGCAGAGGTTGCACGTCGATTGGTTGCTTTGGCTCAGGAGTTTATGACTGGTGAAGCAGCAGTTCGTGTTGCTGGAACTGGAGCCAAACAGGTCTGGTTGAACTTTGACCGTGACTATCTACAGGGTGAGTTTGATTTTGAAGTTGAGGGTGGTTCAACACAACCAGTCAACGAGACTGTGCGACGTCAACAAGCTGTTCAGGTTGTTGACGCGATGGCACCTTTTGTCAACACTGGTATTATTGACATGGCGAAACTTGCTGGTTATCTTTTGACTTACGGTTTTGGCATCAAGGATGGTGCATCGTTCATTGTGCCACCTCCTCCACCTGCGCCTCCCGCCCCTCCTGCACCTGAACCACAGATGCCACCACAGGCAATGCCGCCACAAGGTATGCCTCCTCAGATGCCTCCGCAAATGGCTCCGATGGCACCGCAGGGTATTCCACAAGGTATGTTGCCACAAGACATGGGTGCAGGATTGCCACCAGAACTTGCATCATTACCTCCTGAGGTATTGATGCAATTGATGCAACAAATTCAGGGTGGTCAGCAATCACCACCTGGCATGCCACCACAAATGTAACGATAAATATATAACTATAGAGCAACCCCTTGAAAGGACTCCATGAGTGAAGTAGTAAGCAATGAACCAGTAGTAGAAGTTGCCCCCGAGTTAGAAAGCGAAGGACAAGCAGCAGCTGCAGGAGAAATTGAAAGCCTAAGTGAGCAGGAAATTGAACTGCTTCCAGTTGATGAGTATGGCGACAAATATGTTGCCGTTCAAGTCAATGGAGAAGAAGTAAGAGTTCCACTTAAAGAGGCGCTTTCTGGATACCAGCGTCAAGCGGATTATACTCGCAAGACACAGGAACTCAGTGAGCAACGGCGACAAGTACAGTTTGGTGGCGCATTGCAAGAAGCCTTGCAAAACGACCCAAGGGGTACTTTGGAATTGTTGAAGCAACATTACGGATTAGACGAGACACCCTTATCCCCAGAGGAAGAGGAACTCCAAGACCCGGTTGAGAAACAATACCGACAGTTAGAACAACGAGTCCAGGCTTTTGAACATCAAAAGGCTGCTGACGAGTTGGAGCGTACTGTTGCTTCGCTGCAAGCGAAATATGAGGACTTCGATGCAAATGAAGTTGTTTCTAAAGCTTTGGCTTTGGGTTCAACAAATTTGGAGGCTGTCTACAAGCAGATTTCGTTTGACAGGGTGTACGAAGATGCGCAAGCTATTCGTCAAATCCGCTCTAAAGCGGCTTCTGACGAACAGACCCGCACTAGTGCTAAGCGTCAAGCGGGAGTTGTAAGTGGTGGCACAACATCGTCAAGTGCTGATGTTTCTGCTAAACCAATTACATCATTGCGAGAAGCATTTGAAGCTGCAAAGCGTCAACATTCTTAACGCTTAACCCAAGGAGATAACAATATGGTCGCTGCAAACAGCAACTTTGATAATCTATTAACAACAACCCTTGCGAACTATCGCAAGACTCTCACGGACAACGTGTTCACTGCACGTCCGTTGACTTACGCCCTCATGGAAAAGGGTCGCATTCGTATGCTTAACGGCGGTACGAAAATTGTTGAGCCACTGATTTATGGTCAGAACTCGACTGTTGGTTCGTACTCAGGTTACGACTCAATTGCGCTTACCCCACAAGAAGGCATTTCCGCTGCAGAGTTTGAATGGAAGCAGTACGCTGCTTCGATTTCAATCAGTGGTATTGAAGAAGCCAAGAACAACGGTGAGCAAGAAATCATCAACTTGTTGGAAGCAAAAATCATGCAGGCTGAAGAGTCGATGCGTGAGTCTTTCAACACGATGTTCTTTGCTGATGGAACTGGCAACAGCGGAAAAGACTGGAACGGCCTTGGCAACTTGGTTGAATCCGGCAACACCGTTGGTGGCATTGACTCCAACACTTACACATGGTGGAAGTCGTACGAGGACAACGATGCTGTTGCCTTGTCGCTTGCTGACATGGCAACTGCCTACAACAGCGTTTCGGTTGGTAATGACCACCCAGACGTGTTGTTGACAACTCAGACTTTGTTTGAGAAGTACGAAGCATTGCTTCAACCACAACTCCGTTACACGGACACTAAGACTGCAGATGCTGGATTCCAGAACCTGTTGTTCAAGGCTGCTCCAGTAATGTACGATGTGCATTGCACCGCAGGAACGTTCTACTTCCTGAACAGCAAGTACATCACTTTGGTTGGTCACTCAGACAAGTGGTTCTCACAGACCGCTTTCATTTCGCCTGAAGACACAGATGCACGTTATGCGCTCATCATGTGCTACGGTAACTTGACTGTACGTAACCGTGCAAAGCAAGGCAAACTGACCGCTAAGACAGCCTAAGTTAACTACTAGAAAACAAGGAGAAATATTATGCCACTATTAGCAAATGATACACAGGGTGCGGTAACACGTCACCGTCTTGAGGAATATGTTGCACAGCGTGAAAAGGTTACAGCAGTAGCCATCACTGACGCAGCAGAACCAACAGCAGCACAACTGCTTAACAGCAAGTTGTTTGTTGGTACACCAACACAAGATACAACCTTCACCCTTCCAACTGCAGCACTTGTGCTTGCAGCGTTGACGGATGAGGCAGTTGGAACTTCGTTTGAGTTCACAATCGTGAACCTTGCGTCAGGGTTCCAATACACGGTAACTACGGCTACTGGTTGGACGATTACCAACGGTGGAAACATGGTTGTGTTTGATGGAACTTCGGCAACATTCCTTGCTGTTGTAACATCATCGTCAGCAGTGCAGTTGTACCGCAAAAACTCTGGTGGTGCAGTTAAGTAAGTAATCTGATTCGGAGGGGTGGAGGCCACACTCCACCCTTCCAAATCTATTTAGTTTTAGGAGATTAAAATGCCATACAATTATGCTCAATTAGATAGTCATGCAAGTGCAACTCCGAAGTCTGGTACTCCTACGGCACCAGGTTTGTACGGCAAGAGTTCGACACCAGTCAAAAAAGATAAGAATTATAAAGTTCGTCCAAATTCAGATAAGACAGGAAAATAATTATGGCTATGGCAAAGAAGATGAAGCCTGGTGTTGCAAAACGAGTTTCTGACCGTAAAGCATTTGTGTCTGAGAATATGGCATCAAAGGGCACTACTGCTAAGCAGGCTCGTCAACGTTTTTACGTTCAGACTCGTATGTCTGAACTAGAGAAGAAGACTGGCAAGCCTGTATCTGCTGAGAAGCGTAAGGAGCTTCAACAGAAGTTTCAGTCTGGTGATGTAGCCCGCAAGGGTTTTGCTGCTCCTAAGAAGAAGATGAGTGGTTCTAGTTCATCTAGTTCTGTTGCTCCTAAGGTAACTCCTAAAGTTCAACCTCGGACCGATACTGAAGGTCGTATGGGTCCTAAGTCGTCTCCGAAGGGTCGTCCTGCTACTTCCAACATGCAGGGTATCCGCGGTTATGGTCGTGTAGACTCTAAGGGACGTACTGGAATGGGTGCCACTGCACCAAAGAGGAGTGGTATGGCACAAGCTAATCCACGTACTGCTAAATTGGTTGGTGGAGTTCTTGGTGGACTAAAATCTATTGGTAGTTCTATTACTCCTAATCGTGCTAATCCTAGTCGTGTTTCTCAGTCTGCTGCAAAGAACAGAGCTGATAAGGCTGCGATGAGTGCTCCCAAGAAGACCAAAAAGTCGACACCTGCTTATAAGACAAAATAACGTATAGGTAACAAGTTGGGCTATTGGTGATGAACCAATCAGCCAAACTTGCTCATACTTTATACGGGGAGCCAACTACTAAGCACTCCCGTCTTGCCCATGCAGAAGGCGCTCGTCTTGCTGCTCCATCAGGTCCGTATATCGGGCGTAATCGTTGCATAGCCAAGGATGACACATGTGAGGGCCCAAAAGCCCGTGGGACAGATTTTTGTATCGGACATCTAAGGAATAAGGGTGAGGCTTAATGGCTATAACACTTACAACATTGCGTTCACAAGTTCGGGACATGTCCGACCTTGATGCAACTGACTTGTCTGATGCTGTTATTGACCAGTTTGCTCGTGAGGGGTTCCAACGCATTTATGCGTTAGAACGCCGTTGGCCGATTCTTCAAGAATCGTACACATTTAATACCGTTGCTAATCAACGTGAATATACCATATCTACAATTGGGGATATTCGAGAAATCATTTCCGTTGTTGACACATCATCACAGGGTGCCAGGCTTAGTTTGATTGATTACAACGATGCTGAGGGTATTTGGTTGGGCAACTTGGATGTTGCCAGTCGACCATACTTTTATAGTTTTTGGGACAAAAAGTTACAATTGTGGGCTAAGCCAGACATTGTGTATCCAATTACCGTACGTGCTTTTAGGAATCCTGTTTACACATGGTTGACTGATGTTTCTGAAGAGATTGACCTTGATGAGTGGTTTCATGCGATTCTTCCTTATTTTGTTCTTGCTCGTGTTTATCAACGTCAAGAAGATTCAGAACTTTCCAGTATGTATTTGAGGTCTTTTGATGAGGGTGTTGCATTTGCTCGTCGCGACTTGATGAAAGCATCAAGTGCGCAACCTGTTGTAATGTCCGGCGGAAGACAGTATCCAACTATGAAGCGTTGGCTGCAGACTCTTGGTAGGACTCTTTAGTTGTGCCACAAATTCTTGTTGAGAGGCGTAACGATTTTACTGGTGGATTGAATCTTCGTGCTGACCAATTTCAGTTGGCTGACAATGAATCACCTGACATGTTAAACATGGAAGTCGACCCTCGTGGTGGTTTGTTTACTCGTGGCGCATTCCGAGATATCAATTCGACTGCCGTGTCTGGTACTTGGGCTCCGAAGCGTTTGACTTGGTTTAAGGGTTCTACGCAGTATTTGATGTTGACTACAGCAACATCTGTCTACCAGGGTACTGGTGGAAACTTTACTCGTTTGGATTTTGGTTCTGGCACACCTATTGTTTCTGCAAGCACAAATGGTTCATCGCTTGCCCAGTGGGGCAAGACGATGTACATTACGACTGGACAAGCCGGCGTTGCAACATATGAGTGGGAAGTTGCCAATACGTATGCGACTGCTCTGACTGCAAGTGGACCAACTTGGCAGGCTTATGCAAGTCCTGTCGGTTCATATTTTCCTAAAGCAGAACACACAATTCAGCACACAAACAAAATGTTTGTTGCGAACACAAAAGAAGATGGAACGGTTTACCCAAATCGTTTGCGTTGGTCTCATGAAGGTTTGCCAGAAGATTGGCTTCAATCTGACTATATTGACTTTAATGGTGGTGGAGATGGTATAACAGGTCTTGCTGTTGTTGCTGGACAACTTGTTATTTTCAAACCACAGGCTATTTATATTTTGTTTGGTTATGACTCAACCGACCATCAGGTCGTTGAGCTATCTTCTAACCTTGGTGTAGATGGTCCGTCGTATGTAGCACAGTCCGAACAGGGAGTATATTTTTATGTTCATGCTAAAGGTCTGTTTTACTATAATGGTAATACCGTTGTTGACCTATTTCAGAACTTGAAGTCAATGTATCCGCTTGGATACATTAACAGTAGTTACGACGACCAGGTTACTGTGTCCTATGTTGCTCGTCGTGTTTGGTTGAGTATTCCTTATTCAACTGGTGTTGCAGCAACTGTAGCAACTGTTAATTTTGTTTATGACCCAAGTATTGGTATTAATGGTTCTTGGACGAAAGTTGCTTCTGGTGATGGTTTTGGTTTGTTTGGTGGCACAGATTTTAAAACTACTGCAGGTATTTCGGTTCCATTGATGATTCATCCAACTAAGGCTCGTGTTTTGGAGATTGAAATTTATTCTAGTGAAACGGATTTGATTGATGGTGAAGAAACGATTTTTGATTCTTATTACCGCACTGGTTGGTTTGATGGCAATAATTACTCAATGAAGAAGATGTTTCGTAGACCAGATTTTGTTTTAAAACAAGTTGATAGTCTTTCTGTTTTGAATGTTAAGGTTTTTCACGATTATGAAGAAGCGCTTGGATACCAAAGAAAAGATATCAGTGTAACTTTGCCTACTTCATCTAGTGGGTTTCTTTGGGATACATCTTTGTGGGATGAAGCAACTTGGGGGATGAAGTCTTCTGGTGCCGCTGTTGTACGTGGTTCGAATCTTGGTTTGGCTCGTTCTGTGCAACTTTTGTTTACTGGTCCGTCTGGACAAGAGTGGGGTATTGACAGTATCGCATATAAGTATAATAATCGGAAGGTTACGGGATGATGGAACCACTATCGATTCCTGTTGTGACTACGTTGAAGTCTACGGATGCTGTTGCTATTCGTCAGATTGTTTCGTCTTTGATTCAGGCTATTGAGATGTTGCGTAGGGATGTTGAAGTGTTGAAGGTTTCCTCGCAGAGTAAACCTTCTTATGACAGGTATGGAGTAAAACGATAATGGCATTTAATCCGGCAGAGTATGCAGCCCGTCTTCAGGCATTGATTAGTGGTTTTAATACACAGAGCAGTCGTTCTTTGTATCAGAATCAGATGTTGAATCAGAATGCACGTCGCACAATGGCTGATGTTGGTACTCAGTATGACAAGCAGGCGCCACGTTTGGTGTCTGGTTATGGTCGTAGCGGTCGCAATACGGCAAATGTTAAGAGTGGTGCATTTGCTAGCGCAATGCAGGACTTTGCCAAACAGCGTGTTGATGAGACATCTCAAGCGCAGGGTGCGCTTGATACTAGTAATGCTTTTTATCAAAGTGACTTGGGTGAGCGTCAGGCACAATTGAAAGCAGACCAGAACGTTTTAGCACAGCAGAAGGCTCAGCAGATTGCTGACGATGCTGGACAAATAATGCAATATAGAGCAGGAGCATACGCATGAGTGCAGATAGAATGGAACGACAGGCGATTTCAGCGGCAGCTGAGAAGAAGAAGGCTGATGACGCTGCTAGGGCTAGGCAACTTGCTCAGCGGGCTACTCCTGTTGTTAGCAAGCCTGTTGTTAGCAGGCCTGTTGCTAGTAATCCCGTTGTGGCACAGTTGCCAAAGCCTGCTACGACTGGTGTTAGTACTTATGATTGGGCTGGTGGCGCATCAGCGAAGCCCGAGAATCGTCCAAGGACTGCAGACCAGGCTGCTCGTGTTGGTAGTAATATTATGACCGTTGCTGCTGGTCAGCCGGCGTATAATTACGAAGCCGGTACTCCTGCACAGAACGCTGCTTATGATGCAGCGAATAGTTATAATCAGCCTGCAGCAGAAGTTGGTGCTGTGGACCCTCTTGGCGCTTATGGTGGTCTTGCTGGTTTAGTGACATCTTTGCAGGGTGGTGGTGGTGGCGGTGGTTCTACCGCAAAGACTGATTCACCTTTGGATTGGGCTAAGTGGAATGCTGAGCAGGAGGCTGCACGTGTTGCTTCAGGAACTTCCTTACGTGCTTTGCAGGGTTTGCAGGGTCGTTTGGCTTCTGGGGGTTATCGCGGCAATGCAGATGCCTTGTTGGGTTTGATTAACAATCAGAATACTGCTGGTCAATCTGCTATTACTGGCAATTATGATACCAATGTCCTCAACACGAATGACGCTTTTGCTACTGACACTGGTTATGTTAATGATGTTTACAACACTGGTGTTCGCAATGTTAACGATATTTTTAACGCTGATACTGGTTATGCTAACAGGACTTACGATACTGCAGTTGGTAATACTAACAATCTTTATAACACCGGTATTGGTAATATTAATGCTGGATATGATACAGCGCAGGGCATGATTAATACTGGTTATGGTGATTTGAATACTTATTTAAATGCTAATCAGATTAATCCGTATGCGAATTTACAGCAGCAGGTAAGTCCTGTTAATAATGCTATGGCAAATTATTTGAGTGCTTATGGTGTTTCTAATGACCCAGTAAATCAGCAGGTTCAGGCATCGCAGATGGCGAATCAGCAAGGTGCTGATTCGTACAATCAGTTACAACAGTTGATGTCTGCTAATCAGTTGGCGAATAATCAGTCGAATCTTGATGTGTCACGTATGGCACAGAATTACGCAACCACTGGATTGGGTTCACAACGTGCTGCGTATCAGGCTAACGCTGATGCTGCACGGACTAATGCTCTTAATCTTTCTCAGTCTGCTTTGTCTGATGCCATGTATGGTGCTAATCAGTCCAGGACTGCTGGTTTGAATGCTGCTAGTTTGGGTCAAACTTCTGGTTTGTATGGTGCCAATCAAGCTCGTACTGCTGGTTTGAACGCCGCTGAATCTGCTAAGACAAATGCCATGAACGAATTGATGGGCAGAATTTATGGTGCTCGTTATGGTGTTGAAGAGGGTGTTGGTAATCGCAAGACGGCACTTGAGGAATCTATTATTGGTGCTGGTGGCGCAGTTGATGGTTCTATTGCCGCTCCTATTGATGCTGGTTTTGGCATGGGTGAGACTGGTCCCGCTCCTATTGATGCTCGTTTTGGCCGTGGTGAGACTGGTCCTGCTGCACCTGTAGGGAAACCTGCAGGGAAACCTGCAGGGAAACCTGCAGGGAAACCTGCACCTGCGCCAACTGTTGCCCAGAAGACCGCTGCTGCTACTGCTGCAGCTAAGACTTATCCTAACTTCAAGGCTGCTTTGGATGCCCTGCATCCTAATTATAAGTTTGTCAATATGGCTGCAGCGAAGAAGAAGTTCCCTCTTTTGGCTGGCAAGTTTTAGGGAACAAAAGGACTAATTAGTATGGCTGACCCGTATAGCGACATGATTGCTGCATTGATTTCCAGCAAGGGTGGTTCTGATTTTTCGTCGAATACGATGGACCCTGTTATGCAGTATTTGAGTGGGTCGTTTCAGCAGGCTCCACAGTTTGATATTAATCAGTTGTACGAGCGTACTGCTCCTACTTTTATGTCTGCTGCTGCTCTTGGTGAGACATCTCCTCATGCCATTGCTGCTGCTCGTATCAAGTCTGGTCAGGCTCCTTGGGAGTTGTGGCGTGATAAGAACCTACAACAACAGTCTGGTATGAGTCCCGAAGAGTGGAAATCGTTTATTAACGATTTGGCAACTGAGCAACAGACTGTCAAGAAGGCAATGCTTGACCAGAGTTTGCAACAAGATGTATTTCAGAAGGCTGGAATGCGTGGTGCTAATGCTTCTTACACTGATGTCAATCCAGATGGTACTCAGACGTATGCTCCAGACGCTTATCAGTTTGCCCCGAAGCAATTCGATGAACTCCTTGCGAATCTTCCAGCTGAACTGACTTCTGATGCTGCTAGGCGAAAGTCTGTGGAAGCCAAGTATGGTGCTCCTGTTATGATTAGTGACCCAAAGAGAATTCGGGCAATGCTTGAACAGCAGGCTAAGTCTGAGGCTGGTCTGAAGGCTTCTCGTGATGTTTATGGTACTCCGATGTACGATGTTAATGGTGCTCCTGTTTTGAATGACAGTGGGCAACAGATGCGTAGCGGTGTTGCTGGTAGAGGTAATTTTATTGAGCGGACTGTTGGTGGTAATTTGGGTCGCACAAATACAGGTAAGGCTTTGGATTATGCCAATGATTCTGGTTTATCTTGGAGTACCTTTAATCCTTTTGCCAAGGGTGCTGATAATCCAGATGTTACTTTGGCGATGCTTGAATCGGCTGTGCGACGTCCTTTGACTTCTGCTCTTGGTTTGAGACCGTTGATAGACAGACTTGGCATTACTCTTGGATTGAACAATGAGGACAAGAATCCTTCTTCCAAGAAGCAGTTGAACAAATTGGTCAAACAACAGGGCAACAGGCCGATTGAGGACAAACGTGCCAGCGCAATTGGGCGTTCGGATGCGAACGCTATCAATGCTTATATGGACCGCAAGAAAGGTAGTGGTGCTAATACTCAGCGTCAAGCTGTAGCGCTTGCCGCACAAGTTCTTGCTTCTTTGGCAGAGCAGGGTGCTACTCCTTTGAAAACTGACATTATGAAAAACGCTATGTTGAAGCGCACAACACGGAATGGCTAACCCCGCAAAAAAGCCGATAGACATTGTTGCAAAGCTTGATGCAATTGCTGCAAAAGACCCAGTCTCTCGGTTGTCCGTTAAACGTCGTGCTGCTGTGCGACCTGACGTCTCTTGGCTTACCAAGAGTTCTCCTCTTGCCCCTCAGGGGCGTACATCCAATTTGCTTGCGCAATTGGATGCCAATCCTTATATAAAGAAAGATTTGCCGGCTCCACCTAAGCCTGGTCCTGGCGTAAGTGCGCTAAAGAATTTGCTTATGCCATTACAGATTATTGATACGCCACGTCGTGCTGTCATTTCTGGTATTCGTGAGATTGTCGACACGATGGATAGTGACCCCAACACCAAGGTTTCGTTTGGGGATTTTTTGAATCAGACAAAAGATTTTGAATATGGATTTGGTAAGGCTTTTCCAATGAAGGGTTGGGCTGGTCGTATTGTTGGTCTGATTGGTGATGTTGCGTTAGACCCTCTGACGTGGGCTACCTTGGGTGGCACAATCGTTGCCAAGGGCACTATCAAGGCTTCTGGTGCGCAATTGTCTCATTTGATTGAAGGTGGGGTCGAAAGGGCTACTGCTGAACAGTTGGCAAAGGTTGGTGTCACGAAGTTGGGCGAAGACCTTTATCAGACTTCTGCTCGTAAGGCGTTGTTTGGTGTCAAGGGTTCTGGTCGTGCTGCTGCCAAGAGTGTTATTGGTCGTGAGGGTAGAGAGAAGCTTGCTGCTTTTACGCAGCAACGTATGGAGTGGATGACTAAGACTGGTGTTGCTAATTTTTCTAAAGAAGAAATAGCATCTGCTTATCGCAATATTGCGTTGCAGGGTAAACAAAATGTTCCAGAGATTATTGCTAAGGAACTAGGTATCAAGGGCCCTGGTGTTTATTATTTTGGTAGTCGTGTCAAGGTTCCGGGTAGCGATGTAGTCGGTAAGTTTCTTGAGCGTGGTATTACTCGTACTCGTCTTGGTGTTGTGCAAACCAGGGGTATTGATGCATTGCATAGTGCGATAACACCTCGTGGTGTTGGCGCTATCGAGTACTTTGGTGAAGGTACTATTAAGAAGTACCGTGTTGCTTTGGCTAATGGTTCATTGTCTGACGAACAGGCACAGCTTGCGCGAGTCATTTTGAACGCCGATGATATTCGTCGTATTGGCTTTTCTGAAGCGGACTTCAACGCTGTTCAGCGTTTTGGTCCTTTGCGTGAAGAGATTATGAAGCCAGAGAATAATCCTGTGCGACAGTTGTTGGACAATGTTGAGAGTGGTCAGCCCATGATTGACCAAGCCGCAAGGCTTGGTATTTCGGATGAGCATTTAGCTTTGGCTCAACAGTTTCGTACTGTTATGGAAGACCTTCACAATGTTACTGATACTGCTTGGCAGACGGTTGTTCCTGACCATGTTCTTGGTTATCAGAAGGGTTACTTGCCCCACAACTCCACTCAACAGTTTGTTGACTTGATGGACGAAATTAGGACTACGCCAGCGATGGCTGGCTTGTTGCCCGATGATGGTAGTGCACTTCATATTGTTGGTAATTTCAGGCAACGTGGTTTGAAGGCTGGTTCCCCATTCTTTGGTAGGGAACTTACCGAAGCGGATTTGACGATTGACAATTTGAATGAAATTGTCAACACTTGGTTGCGTAGCGAGGGTCGTCCCGTGTTTGATGCTTTTGATACGGACATGAAGAATATTGTTCCTGCTTATATCCGTGGTCATGCAAACATGATGTCGAATGTCTCGATGATGAATGAGTTTAAGAAGACTCCTGAGTTTGTGAAACTTGTTGAGGGTTACTTTGGTATTGCTCCTGAGTACATGTTGCAGATGCACATGAATTCCGCCAAAGCTTTTGAGGGTGTTCTGACTGCTGTGCAGAATCTGCATTCTGGTCTCCGAGATAGTCTTGATGTTTTAAAATCACAACTTGAAATAAAGTATGGCAGCATGGATGCTGCTTTGATGGCATTGAAGAATCCTGCTGTTAGTGAAGCAGATGTTGCAGAGTTGTTGGGTCACTTAAATACCGCCATGGCTGATGCTGCCATGAAGCATGCTGAGATGGTTCGTGCTGATGGTGTTGTTGCTAGCATGTTGCCCGATACTGACGGTTTTGGTGTTTACGCAAGACATGCTGTCGAGTCTGCTAACTTGGAGAAGACGTTTAATGATTTGTCCCAAGAGGGTCTTGCTCTTCGTGGCGCTGAGTCATCACCGGCACACAATGAGGCTGTTGCTGAGTTTCTGACAAAGTTTGAGAAGTATACAGAAGATGCAGCGTTTCATGCACGTTCACAGAGAGAACTTATGGAGGTTTCTGCGTATCTTTCTCCTTTGGCTAATTCTTCTCCTTTGCAGACTTCTGGTCTTTATGCTGAGGTTGTTAATGTTGTTAGGAAGTTGGGCGTTGGGCAACCTGTTGCGCCAACGAAGGCTGTACATAGTTTGGAACAAATTGATGCCGTTGTAGCACGGCTTGGTGAGACTGGTTCTCGTGACGTGGCTGCTCTTTCTCCGGTTGTTGAGTCTCTCCGTGTCCATTTGAAGGAACGATTTCCTAGTATGGCGCAAAAGATTGATGAGATACTCAATGATGTTGTTGCTACTGCTAAGCGTCCCGCTGAGCGTGTTCCTACTACTGCTGAGGTTGCTGCTTTAGAGAAGGCTTCTAAGGCTGCTGCATCTCGTGCTTCTGTTTCTCCTCGCTTGGCTGCTCGCGCTGCCAAGCTTTCTGATGACTATCAGATTGCCCTTGATTTGGTTAAGAATAGTATTACTGGTTCTTCTGACTATACAGAGTCTTTGTTGAAGGTTCGTGTTTTGGTTGCACAGCAAAAGACTTCCATCGAGATTGCACATTTGCGAGAAGTGTTTGCTTACTACGGTGTTGATTTGGGTGATTCAATTACCCAGGATGTTTTTAAGAAGAACGTTTCTTTTATTTCTAAGGGTCGTGACTTTGGTAAGTATGTTGATGATGGTGTTCGTGTTGAGATGGAGATTGCTGATTTAGAAAAGATTTCTAATGATTTGGCTTCACGTTTGAACGAGAGTATTCGTGTTCGTCCTGTTGTGCAACGTGTTGGCAAGAAGGTTGTTGAGCCAAAGATTCCTGCTGCTCAGGCGCAGAGTGAATTGAATATTTTGATGCAGTCTCCTGAATACTCTTTGGCTAAGTCTGCTCAGAATCGCAGTAGTTCTTTGATTACTCTTTCTGAATTGAATGGACAAAATGTTGATTGGACTCTTGGTGGTCGTGTTCCTTCTCCTACCCTACGTGCCGCACAATCTCTTGGTGGGGATATTCCTTTGACGATTCCTTCGGCTAAGTTTTGGAGAAACATCTTTGTGCAACACAAAGATGTTGGGCAGATTGTTACCTCTATAACCGATTGGGCGCATACTGATGCAGTCCTTCGTATTACCAATCCTGAGATGTTGGCTCGTGATGGTGTTGACAAAATATCCTATGAGCGTTCGTTGCAGTATTTGGTTGATTATTTGCGAGAGCAAGATGCCCTTGGTGGTGTTTTGATTGCGAGTTTTGATACAGCATCCGCTAACCGCAGCATTATTGAAAAGTTTTGGGGTAGTTCTGGTGAGCGTCTTCTTCTTAAGAAGCAGGAGGAACTTGGTGCTATTGTTCTTGCTGATGGTGTTAAGTCTGCTACACCAGTTCAGATTGCCGATGCGCAGAAAGTTATTGCCGGCAACATTGATGTTCTAAAAGCAGAGCAGGCTAATTTGGCCGTTGAGACTACACAAGCATCTGTTGATGCTGTGTACACACCTACTGTTCTTGATGATGCTTTTTCTAATCTTTCTATTGCACAGAATGAGTTGAAGTTAACTAGTCCTAAAGAACTTGCTGCTTCTATTGATTCTGAGCGTAGTGCTTTTGGCACCGAGGTTGATGCTGCCATAAACGATGTTGTCGATGTTGGTCCTGAGGGTCCTGTTGATTATAGGAGTTTACAGAAACTTAGGGCACGTCTTGGTTACGAGTTTACTGGTACCAATCCAGATGAAGCTGTCAGTTATAAGTTCCAGTTGGCTTTGTCTGACGGTCGGCGTTTTGCCGATGATGTTGACAATGTGATTGTCCACAGTCCTTTTGAGCAAAAGTCGCGTGAACAGTTGTTGCATGAGATTGAGACTTTGAAGCAGATGCGTAGCATGGGTGTTGAGACTTTTGAGATTAAGTCCGATGGTATTAGGCAGATGATTAAGGTCCGTGAGGATGCTGTTGGTATTAAGCGTCGTGCAGCATCTTCTAATGGTTTGCCGGTTTCTATTAAACTTAAGATGAAGCCCAAGAAGATTGATGGTAAGAATATTGTAGACCCTGCCACGAATCAGGTTGTTATGGAAGTTGATGTGCGACCTTCTCTTGTTGGTACCTATCGTCGATATGACGATGGTACTGCTTCTGGTCGTTTGTTTTTGCGTAGAGAAGATATGACTGCTATGAAACCTTCGGTTCGATTTGCACGAGCCAAGCAGTTAAGTTCTACTGATAAGTGGGTTGAGGTTCGTTATCGTCCGATAACTCCAGATGACGAAGTTAAATTTGTTTCTGATGTTGAGAAAGAGGCTCAGGGATTTTTCTCTTATCGTCAAAGACCTGGTGATGATGCTAGTCCTTTGCGATGGATGAAGACCGTTGAATACGGTGATGAACAGTGGGCTCGTTCTACATCTGAGTATGGTTTTACTAGTGAGCAGGCTAATACTTTTGGCGGGGTTATCGAGGCTGCGGATTCTCCAGATTTACTTGGTGTTGTTCCAGGGCTTCCTGAGTCTCTAACTGTTTCTCCACCCCCAAGACCAATGACTGCTAGTGAAGAGGCGATTGCTCGCTTGCAATCTGATTTGGAATCTATTTCTAGTACTGTTGACGCATCGAATGCGTCAAGCAAGAAGGCTCGTACTGCTGCACGTTCTGCTAACACTAAGGCTCAGAATCTTGTTACTGATTTGCAAACTCAGTTTGATTCAGTAAAAGGTTTGGTTGAACCTCATGACCCTGTTGCGATTAAGAAACTTGAAGACCGTTTGTTAGAAGTGCAAGACATGATTAATAGTACGCAACGTGGAGTTGCGTGGGACCGCAGGGTCAAGGTCAATCAGACTGTTCGTAAGAAGAGCAAGATTACTGGTAATTATTTTAATGAATCAAGGCCTGTTCCGTCTGGTCGCACAACTGTGCGTACTCGTGTTGCAGGTACTTCTTCTGCTGCTCGTTCTTACAATCAGGGTATCAAGACTCTTGACGAGGGTATCGAGATGCTTCGTACCTTTGGTACTCGCGGTCCAGGGTTTGCTCATTTAGAGAATATTGCACAAAGGCAAATTCAATTGCAGGCAGAGTACGAAGCTGCTGTTGCCGTTCTTGGCAACACCGAAGTTGAACAACGTTTGATGACAGGATTACAGAATTCTATTTTGACTATGGAGAAGTCCGGTCGTGTCACCAATACAGCTGGACAACAGGTTGGACAGTTTCCATCCAGCAATGTTCGTAAGTTTTTCCCTGACCTTGAAGAAGGTTGGCAGTACCTGAGTCAAGGTGTTTACGGTGCAGGTGGTGTTAAGGGTGATTACGGTATTTATCCGGGTCTTGCTGGCTCACCAGAGTTTGTTGCATTGTGGAATCAAGCGAAGCGATTTGATGACCCTGAGTATTTGAGACAGATGCATAAGTATGTAGGTAGTTACACAAAGTTTTTCAAGGCTTATGCAACCATGACTCCAGGTTTCCATGTTCGCAACGGATTGGCTAACGCTGTGAAGCTTGTGTTCATGGGTGCTGAGTTCAATAATATGATTGAAGCCACCCCCTTGTACATCGACTGGATGAAGGCATCTAGGGCTGGCATGCAGTATGAGGATTGGGTTTTGACTAAGCCTTTAGAAGTTCGTGAAGTGCTGCGCACTGCACGAAAGTCTATGTTTGGTTCTGGAGGTGGAATTTTTACCGAAGACTTTAAGGATGCTGTTGGTGGTTCTCGTTTGTGGGACAACAAGCTTGTGCGATTTAATGCCAAGTGGGGTCAAGAGTCCGATAACTACAGTCGATTTGTTCTTGGATTTGATTCCGCTAAAAGCGGAATGGATGTTGGTATGGCACAAGCCAGAACTAAACGTGCGTTTTTTGATTACGAAGACTTAAGTCAAGTAGATGAGATTATGCGACAGATTGTTCCGTTTTGGCTCTGGACGTCACGCAACTTGATATTTG